TGTCTGGCTTAGGCACAAATGTAGCGACTGCACTCGGTGTAAGCGTAGGGTCTGCCGGAGCCTTTGTCCTTAACGGTGGTGCATTAGGAACCCCTACCTCAGGAACCCTAACCAACGCCACAGGTCTTCCTGTTTCTACGGGTATATCAGGACTAGGAACCAACGTAGCGACTGCTTTAGCGGTCAACGTAGGCTCTTCTGGTGCTGTTGTTGTGAACGGTGGTGCGCTAGGCACACCTTCGTCGGGTACGTTGACTAACGCCACAGGATTGCCTTTAACGACGGGTGTTACTGGAACCCTGCCGGTTGCTAATGGCGGTACTGGTCAATCTTCGTTTACCGACGGTCAGTTGATGATTGGTAATACATCGACAGGCTTGCTGAGTAAATCAACTCTGACTGCTGGTTCTAACATTACTATCACGAACGGCAATGGAAGCATTACGATTGCTTCTACGGCATCAGGTTCTGGTGACGTTGTAGGCCCATCTTCATCGACCGATAGTCAGATTGCGCTTTTTGATAGCACCACAGGAAAGCTAATAAAGGCTGCAACAACCACGGGCCTACTAAAAGCCTCGTCAGGTGTTATAGCTGCGGCCGTATCAAGCACTGATTACGCTCCTGCAACAAGCGGAACATCTTCTCAGTTATTGGGGAGTAATGGCACAGGCGGGTTTAGCAATGTCACAGTAGGTTCTGGTCTTACTTACTCTGCTGGGACTCTGTCGGCATCAGGTGGTACTGGTGATGTTGTTGGCCCTGCTTCTGCGGTTGACAACGCATTCGCAAGGTTCGATGGAACGACAGGTAAGCTAATCCAGGGTAATACCTACGCAAGCCTTTCTGATGCTGGTGCGGCAATCTTTGGCGATTCTGTTTCTATTCAGCAGGGAACAGGAAACGATCCGTATCTTGAGCTTTACTCTGCCAATGTATCCGGCATCAAGATTCTAAGATTGAAGGCTAACTCCTCTCAGGCAACTTCAACAAACACCTACACATTCCCTACAGGCTACGGATCAAACGGGCAGGTTTTAACCAGTAACGGATCTGGTGGTTTGTCTTGGTCTACCGCATCCGGTGGTAGTGGCTTTAGTCCTGTGACAGCAGCAATGATTTTCGGATAGGAACAAACATGGCAGCTCCAAACCTACTCTCACCGACAACCATAAACGGCAAGACCGTTACGGTTGATCTATCGTCTACGTCTGCGACCTCTATCCTGAGCAATGCAGCAAGTTCAGGCAAGGTCTTAAAGATCAACTCGCTGTATGTGTCTAACGTAGATGGAACTAGCAACGCAGAGATAACGATCAACTACTACTCTGCTGCTGCGCTAGGTGGTACGGCCACACAGATAGCGTCTACGGTTGTAGTTCCTGCTGACTCTACTTTGGTAGTGATTGATAAAGACGCTTACATTTACCTAGAGGAAGATCGCTCACTAGGTGCTACGGCTGGAACGTCTAGCGACTTGAAAGTTGTTTGCTCTTACGAAGATATTAGCTAGGAGTTGCCATGCCTAGAGGTAACGGCGGGATAATCGGCCCCGCAAACATACCAAGTACAAGTTCAGCCAAAGGTGTTTGGTCACTGACAGAGGCGCAGTTAGCGCAAAAGCAAGGCACATGGCCTATTGTTGTTTCGTCTATCGCTGTTGAGTACCTTGTTGTTGCTGGCGGGGGTGGTGGCGGCAGGGCAGATAATAGCGGTGGAGGAGGCGGTGGCGCCGGTGGTTATAGAACGGGAACTGATCCTGCTGTTTCACTTGCTACTAATTTAACTGTGACTGTAGGTGGTGGTGGTAACGGACAAACAACATCTTCAGGTGTTGTTTCCGGCGGTTCTGGTAGCAACTCTGTATTTAGCACCATTACATCTGCTGGAGGCGGTGGAGGAGGTGGTGGTTATCCTGGTACACCTGGAAGTGGTGTCGCTGGTGGATCGGGTGGCGGTGCTAACGCTTATGGCGGTGCGTCAGCATCTGGCGGCGCAGGAAACACACCTTCCGTTAGCCCTAGTCAAGGTAATGCGGGTGGCAACAATTATCCAACTGGAACATATCAAGATCGTGCTGCTGGCGGTGGTGGCGGTGCTGGTGCAGTTGGTTCAAATGGCGCAGCAAGTGCAGGCGGCAATGGAGGGAACGGAACGGCATCTTCTATCACTGGAACATCTGTTACTTATGGCGGTGGTGGTGGAGGAGGGATTGACGGGAGAACACCAAGTTCTGGCCCAAGAACTGTTGGCTCTGGAGGTACTGGCGGTGGCGGTGCTGGTGGAGTAGCAGGAACTGCAAATTTAGGCGGTGGTGGTGGTGGTGGTAGTGAATTTGTCAGCATTGCTCCAGGGTCTAACGGAGGTTCAGGCATTGTCATCCTGAAATACTCAGACGCTTACTCTATTTCCAATCCAGGCGGTGGTCTTACTTACAGTACAAGCACATCAGGTGGGTACAAGATCACATCGTTTACGGCCGGTACTGGCAACATACAGTTTGCATAATGAACATACACCATTTATTCCCCACACCCGTAGGATTCTTTGAGTTAGGAAGGGAACTTACGGATGAGGAGTTGTTCTTTGTCCGTGAGTTAGAAACCCGTCCTAACATGGGTAATACAACCTCAACCAACAACTTTGTGCTGCGTGATCCGGTTATGACGGGTCTACGCTCTTGGATTGAGGACTGTGTATCGGAATACTTCAAAGCCACTGCCAACCCAAAGCACGATGTCAGCCTTAGAGTCACGCAAAGCTGGTGTAATTACTCGGAGCCAGGGCAATTCCATCACAAACATGCACATCCGAATAGTTACGTTTCAGGTGTGTTCTATGTTCAGACCAATCCTGATGACAGGATTTACTTCTACCGTGACGGGTATCAACAGATCAAATTCCCTCCGCTAGAGTGGAACCAGTACAACTCTGAGTCTTGGTGGTTTGAAGCTACGACAGGCAAGTTGATTCTTTTCCCTTCGTCAGCACAGCATATGGTTCCGCAAGTGCAGGGTGAGGAAACAAGAATTTCACTGTCTTTTAATACCTTCCCAGTTGGCATGATTGGGGAAGAAGTTGATTTAACTGGTTTGAAACTGGAGGCATAAATGGCCCACTACGCTTTTCTTGATGAAAACAATATCGTTACCGAAGTCATTGTCGGCAAAGACGAAGGCGAAGAAGGTATTGATTGGGAAGTGCGCTACGCTGAGATAAGAGGGCAGCCTTGTAAGCGTACAAGCTACAACACCCAAGGCGGTCAGCATCCTAACGGTACACCATTCAGAAAGAACTACGCAGGCATTGGATACACCTATGATGCAGTGCGAGATGCTTTTATACCGCAACAACCTTTTGCTAGTTGGGTGCTAAACGCTGGTTCTTGCCTTTGGGAGGCTCCCACACCCATGCCAACTGACGGTAAAATGTACTCATGGGATGAAGATACTGTGAGTTGGATTGAGAGATGACACCCGAACAGAAGTCAGACGTACTGGTAGAAGTTGCAAAAGCTGCTCCTCCTGTAGCAATCACAACAGCCGTGACTGTTGGCGGTCTGACTCTGAATGAATGGGTGGCAGTTGCTACCTTGCTCTACATTGTGTTACAGTCCGGCTGGCTTGTCTGGAAATGGTTCCATGCCATAAAAGATAAGAAGAATGAAGCACAATCTTCCGATAGTTAAAGTAGTTTGGGAAGATGCCTGCCACGACACTCTGGGGTGGGGTGATAGCCCAGAGAAAGCCAGGGAATTTCAGGTTCCGCTTGTTGTTTCTGTAGGGTTCTTGATTGCAGAAAACAAGCAGGGCGTGAAAATTTGTCAGTCATTGACTGACGACGCAATTGCTCAGTCTTTGGTGATTCCGCGCAAGATGATCCAGAGCATAGAGCGCGGAGCTTGGCGTGAGAAAAAAGGCAGAAGATGAAGATTTCATCGCAGTCTGGAAAGAACTAGGAAGCCCAACGAAGATTTCAGACCGTATCGGTCTTACTCTTCGCAATGTGTACGAGCGAAGAAGGGCAATCGAGAAGAAATACAACATTCTTCTACCCACAAAAGACGCTCGTTTTACCTTACCCGAGAATCGTAGGCGAGCGACGCTAGAGGCCGAAGGTTATGTGATCGTATTTTCTGACGCTCACTTCATGCCTGGTGAACCCTCAGCGGGGTTCAATGCCCTCTTAAAACTCATCAAGACCCTAAAGCCCAAAGCGATTATCGCAAACGGAGATATTCTCGACGGGGGAACTATCTCCAAGTACGGCCCTATGGATTGGGAGCCAGTCACAAGCTTACGAGATGAACTCGAAGCAGTTCAGTGGCATATGGATCAGATCGTCAAGGCTTGTAAAGGTCTAGGCACTTTCTTGCATCGGACTACAGGCAACCATGACATACGGTTTGACAAAAGATTAGCCGGATCTGTTCCTGAGTTCAAAGGCATACAAGGCACAACTCTAAAAGATCATCTTCCTGAGTGGTCTGTCAGTTGGTCAGTCATGGTTAATGACATCTGCATGATTAAGCATAGACTTCAACATTCGGGAATCCACTCAGGCTACAACAACACCCTAAAAGCAGGCATCTCTACGGTCTCAGGGCATACCCACCTCTTGGAGGTCAAAGGATGGGGTGACTACCGAGGACGTAGATACGGTGTGTCTACGGGGATGTTAGCCGATCCTGATGGCGGTCAGTTCTCTTACATCGAGGACAATCCTGTTCCTTGGTGCTCAGGCTTTGCCGTCTTGTGTTTCAGAGATGGTCTACTCTTACCTCCGGAACTCGTCGAGGTTATCGAGGGGACTGCATACTTTAGAGGTCAAGCCGTTGGCTAACTTTGAACAAGCGTTTGACAAGATGATGGAGGACGAGGGAGGTTACGTCCTTCATGAAGTCCAAGGTGACCGAGGCGGTCAGACCTATGCGGGTATTGCTCGCAAGATGCACCCCAAGTGGGAGGGCTGGCATCATATTGACTACCAGGAAACACCTCCGACACAGTTAGTCCGAGACTTCTATAAAGAGAACTTTTGGGACAAGATCAAAGGCGATGATTTAACGCATGACGTTATAGCCTCGTCCCTCTTTAACTTTGCTGTTAATGCTGGCGTACCCGTATCCATCAAACTTGCCCAGATATGCGTTAAAACAGCCCCAGACGGCGTTATTGGCCCTAAGACCATATCAGCACTCAACCAAGCCAATCCTGAGCTATTTGTGGCCTATTACGCGCTAGCAAAGATTGCTAGGTATCGTGACATTGTGACGCGAGACAGAAGCCAGATTAAGTTCATGTTGGGTTGGATTAACAGGACGCTCAAGCTATGAACCTGCTCGGAATCTCTTCCATCGTTGATAGCGTCGGAAAAGTTATCGGAGACCTGCACACATCCGATAAGGAACGCATGGAACTTGAGCTTGAGGCCAAGCGTATTGACCAGGCGATAGACCTTGGTCAGATGGAAGTTAACAAGGTCGAAGCCGCTAACCAGAATATGTTTGTTGCTGGCTGGCGACCCGCTATCGGTTGGGTAGGGGCGGGTGCGATGTTCTATCAGTTCCTTGCTTACCCGCTACTGGTATGGGCGTGGACTTGGATGCAGGCAGAACAGATTGTCCCGCAGGAGGTAAAGCCACCTCCCATGTTAGATACCGACGCTCTATGGGTTATTTTGAGCGGTATGTTGGGTATCGCTGGGATGAGGAGTTTTGAGAAGAGCCGCGGTGTTGCGCGGTAACTTCGTCTCGCACCATCTGGCCGATCTTATCCCCGTGTACTTTGTCGATCTTCTCGATGATCGGAAGTCGTTTGCTTTTGGGTAGTTTCAGGATCATCTTCGCCCAGTCTTGAACGACAAACGGCAGTGCACTTTCGTACGCTGCCGCTATCTCCTCAACATCAGACGACTTAACTTTCTTGATAAGGTTGATCCACGACTCCACGGATCGACCACTCCTTAAACGCTTTGTGCTTTGCCATAGTGTCTGGGCACTCGGTTGACGGCGGAATCCAGCCGTGTTCCCTCCAGATTTCCTCGACGAGTCGGAAACGATCTTTCCTCGTCTGAGCCTTTATCAAGTCTTGCCAACTCATAAAAGGCCTTTCGGGAACGGATAGACTGCATCAGCGTGAGGAGTCCCAGGCCTCGGTGCATTGAAAAACCTCCTTTTGTCTAACTCTGTAGGCTTCCAGAAACACTCTGGAGCCTCAGACTTGATGATATGAATGATTCTCTCAAGTACGGGAGAGTCATCAGAAATGTTTGCTGGTCTTTTAGCAAACGCCTTTTTCAGCATGGTTTGGTGGTGTACGCTTAACATTAGAACGGTACTGAATCGTCGTCATCGACTTTGGTTGATCTTACTTCCGCGTCTTTCTGCTGGAACTTTAGCCCCAAATACTTTCCGTCGGAACCCTCGTTAACCCAGCCAGAGATCCAGTATTCGACCCCATTAATCATTGCTGAACCTCGATAGTCTGGGTGCACATCCTTCTCCTTCTTCTTGTTCTTGCTGATACTTCCTGTCAGTTCTTTTGGCATAGCTTTTCTTCCATTTGAGTAACTTCGTTGAGAAAGGCAACCAGATCAGCCTCGATCTTAGTTAGCTCTTCCGGATTTGGCTCGTAACGTACGATGAAAAGTTGTAGATGTTCAGGAAGCCTTGGGTCGAACGAAACAAAGTCGCACCAAGTCCTACCTGTCACGAGCATTTGAGTGAGCATTTGTGGTTTGTATTTGGCGGGAACCTCCTTAGAAAGTAAGTAATCAACATGAGTGTTTGAGTTGGGACACTTGATCTCAATCAGTCCTGACCCTGCGAAACCGTCAGGAGACGCTCCAAGCCACTTAATCGACTTGTGGGTATGAAAACCTGTCTGCTCGACGAAATGCCCTGTGTGGACTTCGTATGCTGCTCTGGCAACAGGTTCTTGCTCTGTACCCCATTGCATATAAGTATTTGTATAAGAATCGCTTTGTAGTCCCGTCAGACGCTCTGTAACGAGTTGAATCTGATAGTTCCTGCGCGTAGCCGTTCCTTGTTTCGCAAGCGCGTCTGAGGCTCTGCTAGCGGTTAGGTGGCCCAGTCTTGCTTTGTACCAATCATCAGTTCTTTGTTCCATGTTGCACCTTTAATATCCCTCGTTCGATCATTGCTTGCATTGTGTTTATGTACGCTTGGTTCCAGAAGTCTCGACGTTCTTCGCGAGACATTTCTTTTCCCTGGTCTAAGTATGAGTGACAACGAAAGCATAGGGATGCTACTAAAGCATCAGAAACTTTGATGCCCATGCCTTTTCCTTGATTTCTATGAGCAGCGACTACAGTCCCGTCCTCACAAAAACACGCTCCACAAGGCAGATGCCTACAAGCCTCAAGCAACTTTTTGTTGGTGTACATTGATCTTCCTTAAGTCAAGTTCAGCGTCTTTCATCTCGTCTGTCCAGATCAAGCCCTTCTCTAGCGCGTACTGTAAAAGTTGCTCCACCATGTCTGAGAACTCAGATACCGTAAGCGAAGCAGTGGAAGGCTCGATTTCTTTTACCTGACCACCAGGGAGTTCGACGACACGAGAAGGCAAAAACCTCGTCTTAGCCCACTCGTGCCAGATGTCTTGGGTGTACTGCTGGCCCATTAACTGTTCCGCGCAAGCTGTCAGGATCGACCAATAGAACCGATTCTGAGCCGCTGTGCGGGGTGGTTTGGAGATAGTTACCATGTAGCCTAGTTCCGTGGCTTCTATGGCCTCTATGACCCTCCTACGGTCATTCTCAGTTGTTAGTATTGATCTCATTTCTCAGATACCAGTTGTAGTTTGCTCGAAAGGCTCGTCTTTCAAAGTCGGTGAACTTGTCGTGACGATCGGAAAACATAGCCTCGACCATGCGTCTCTTGAATTGTTTACCGTCAACGTCAAGCCACATCAGATAATTGTCGAGCCCAGACTCGTAAAGGTCTCCGAATAGAAACCGCATGGCCGTGATCGTGTCATCTTGCGGTCTAGTTTTGTAGGGTGCTTTGCAAGCGTCATCAACTGCTAGTTGAATCACAGACCAAAGCAGTTTCTTGCAACGCTCGGTCTGGATTGAGTCCAGTAGACCTTCTTCAAATGTGTTCAGGTTCATTTTCGTTTGTAGTAGTAAGCCCAGGCTTGCCTGTAAAGTTTTTCTTTTGTTACCAACTTGCGATCCTCTAGTGCGCGAATCATCTTCAAGGCGTTTTGTGGTGTGCAACCGAACTTGTTTGCCAGATCGTTAAGCGACATCCACTCATCGATTGCTGCCAAGTAAGCCTTTTGTGTCGGTGTCAGCGGTTTGGACTTGTTAAGCATCAACCGGCCAAACTTTTCTACCGACTTCAGGAACTCACCTCGGTGAGAAATGAGCACTCCTGATCGTTTAGCGGCATCAAGAATCTGACTCATTTAATCTCCGTCAGTTCTTTCTTTCGTTGTTCTTTAGCTGCGTCTAACTGATTGATAGCTTGCGGATCATTCTTGAACTCTTTGTAGCTTGTAGTCCATGCCGCTTTCAATTCGTCTACTGTTTTGGCTTCTGAAAGCGTTTTTATGTGATCGTCTACGGAAGGCTTATCTTCTTCTGGCAAATCTTCTCCTGCGTAGATGTATAAGCCAATTCCGTGTAGCGAGATAGCTTTAGCTAGACAC